TTGAATTGGTATCAGCCAGGATTGGATACCCCAAGTGATGGAGTTCCTTTACAGCAAACAGATACCCCCCAGGCTAAGTTTTTGCGTGGAGAATAACAGGTAAATAATAAATCATGACAAAGTTAGAGCCCACCAAAATTTTGGAAAAAACTGACGAAACTACCGCAGTTGCCAAACGTCCCAATGAAAACGGACAAATCTTAGTAGATGGAGTGATCAAAATTTTTGATCCTGATACCCAAGAAGTGTTTGTGGAGGTGCGTACATGATTCATGCACCTTCAAATATCATAGGAATGTTAAAAATCTTTGATCCCACCACTGGTGAAGTGTTTGTGGATAAAAAGAATGCCATTCATTATGAAAACATAAGTTGGGCAATGGCCCATACTTTAGCAGATAGGCCAGTTGGCGCTATATATTCCATGGCGTTTGGAAACGGTGGTAGCTCAGTTGATCCAACTGGAATAATCACTTATCTACCGCCTAACACTGTGGGTCAAAATGCTAACTTGTACAATCAAACTTATTCTAAAGTTGTAAATGATAATGAAGCAACCAACACAGACACTGCCAACAACTTTATGACGGTCACACATATTACTGGAAAAGTATACAGCGATATCATTGTTACCTGTTTGCTTGATTATGGTGAGCCTAGTGGTCAACAGGCATTTGACAATGCCACAGATTATAATGGTGAATTTGTATTTGATGAACTTGGACTCAAGTGCTGGAATGGCAGCGCAGCTGATCTGCGTTTAATTACACATGTAATTTTCCACCCCGTGCAAAAAAGTTTAAACAGACAAATACAAATTGATTATACATTGAGAATTCAAGCTTTAACCAATCTCAGTGCAGCATAAATAGCAGTAGTTTATGACAAATAAATAATGTAAAGGTTACAAATACATGGCTTATCAGATTAACTTAACAAACGGCACTCCATTTGCTACCATTGCTGATGGTACAATTGACCAAAGCAGTAGCATGACGCTGGTAGGTAAAAACTACCCAGGTTATGGAGCGTTTTTAGATACCAACTTTATTCACTTGCTTGAAAATTCAGCTTGTGCTCAAACCGCAGGAGGTGCTCCTACTGCGATCACAAATGCTCTGGTTGGTCAGCTTTGGTTCAACACCACTACCAAAACACTTACAGTATGGAGTGGAGTGGCCTGGAAAGGATTAGGCGGTGCAACAGCAGCAGCGCCACCAGGACCAACTGTGAACAACATTGGTGATTTATGGTATGATACTGTAAATCAACAGTTAAATGTTTGGACCGGCACTGCTTTTATTTTGGTTGGTCCACAGTTTACAAGCGCGACTGGTATTACAGGTGCTATTCCTACACTAATCACAGACAACCTTGGTGTTTCACACACTGTGATTCAACTTACCACAGCCAACGCAGTGGTAGGTATTGTAAGCAAAGATAGTGCATTCACACCAGGCGGTGCAGGAGTAGCAGGCTTTGCTAACGTGCGTCCAGGTATTACACTGGCCAACTCTATCAGTGGCGTAACACAAGCGTTCTGGGGTTTGGCAAACAATTCTTCGGCACTAAATGGGTTGGCAAGCACAGATTTTGTACGCAACAGCGGTGTTGCACAAACCATGGCAGTCCCTTTAACTATTAACAGTGACACAGGTTTAACCGTGGGTAGCAACAGCGACCTGAGAGTAAGTGTAAACAGCGGGATAGTTACATTTCAAAACCAAACGCAAGATGCAAACATTGTTTTTAGAGTCAATCAGGGTGGCACAGCAACCACAGTAATGACACTTGATGGCGCAAATGCTGCTGTTTCATTTAATAATTTCACTGTAAGTCAAATTGGTAAGTCTGGAGCTAACGCTGTTGGTAACATTGGTAGCAGCGTAAATTATTTTAACCGCGTGTTTGCAACAGCAACCACAGCTCTGTACGCTGACGTTGCAGAAAGATTTGAAGCTGATGAAGTTCTTGAGGCCGGCACTGTTGTTGAAATTGGCGGACCAAAAGAAATTACCAAAGTTGTTAATGAATTAAGTGATAATGTGTTTGGCGTCATTAGTACCCAGCCCGCATTTACAATGAATGGCGGAGCAGGGGAAGACGATACACATCCACCTGTGGCAATGACAGGTCGTGTGCCCGTTAAAGTTATAGGCCAGGTGTTTAAAGGCGATCGCCTTGTGAGCGCAGGCAACGGTTTGGCAAGAGCAGCCAAACCAGGCGAAGCAACATCATTTAACACCATTGGTCGAAGTTTAGAACACAAAACAGACATGGTTCAAGGCAAAGTTGAAGCAATTGTTACCATCAAGTAAGGAAGTAATATGACATATACATCCGGTAGTTTAATTGAAGCCACAGACTATAATGGTTTCGTTAACACAAGCAGCAACAACATAAACAAAGTGTGGAGCACTGGAACTGCTGATTTTGGATATGGTGAGCCTGCCATACCCACAGTGGCGGCTGCTGATACTGTAACTGCTGTGCAATGGGCTAATTTAGTCAACAAGTTATCTTCGTTGGGTAGCCATACCAATACCACAATAACATCAAGAACTGCACCTGTTGCAGGTAACACCATCAGTATTCTAGCAAACGTTGCTACAGATATAAACAACATTACCAATAATAGAGGAAATGCTGTAGGCAGCGGCACTACCTCAACCACATGGACTGGGACCACAGCAAAAACAACTGGTACAGGGTCTGGTGGTTCAGCATGGACAATAACCTGGACTCATGTAGTAACCTTTGGCAGTGCTGATGCGGCAAGATACTTTTGGAACGCCGGCGGTCTTGTGCGTATAGACATGAGCAAGACTTCCACAGGTACTGACACGGATCCAGACTGGAATACATTTGTAGGCACAGTTGGTACATTTTTTGTGAGCGGAAGAGTCAACAGTAGCTCACAGACCATAGCTGGCACTAGCTATACTGGTTTTACTCGTAGTGGAGGATCAGGCACACCAAGCCCAAATCTAACAACCACAGGATGGTATTCACTTACTCCAGGTGCTGCTGCTACCACAATGATGACATTAACAAACACAGCCAGTCCTTATACCTCAGATACAATTTCAATCATAGCCGCTGTGAATGGTGGTTCTACTGCATTGACACTGACAACAACATGGTCATCGGCTACAGCTGGTGGTGATGGGCAAAATAGAACCATTAGCGGCGGCACAACCACTGGCAGTCCTTTTACCGCTTTTGGTACCGCACCTGCTGTTTTGGTAAGGTTCATTCCACCTAGCACAACCTTTTTGCCAACTGGTTCTTGGGGCACTCCAACCGTTAGCGCATCAGTGGTTTAAACAAAAACAAATGAAAAAAAGGGCCGCAAGGCCCTTTACTTCTTTGCAAGCTTCGTTTATAATTTAAACATGGACACTGACCAACTTATAAAATTATCTCGAGCTCGCTTTGATCACGAAAACGCACGTAGAGTGTTAAAAGAAAAATATCAAGCCAAAATGCTATTTGCTTACCGCGAAGGCATGTGGCGTGCCGGTCCAGAATTACTTTCATTACTGGACTTCTGTGACAAACGCGATAGCGCAGAAATCGTGATTTTGGATCTATACGAAACACCAATAAAAGTAAACTGCAAAGAATTATGGAATCTAGCGGCAGCTTGTTGGCAAGAACAAATGAATGCTTGGTTGATTGAATTTGAAAACCTACGCCAACAAAGATGAGTACCGGCGCACTTATTTTTGCATTCAACAATGAAAAAATTGACTACGTCAAAATAGCCGCATGGAACGCAGCTCGTATTCAAAAATTTTTAGAAATACCAGTGGCTGTGGTAACTGATTGTCAGGATGCCAACAAACTGGAAATATTTGACAAAGTAATTTACGCTGATGCACAAGCAGGAGGTACTAGATATTTTGATGATATCAAAGACACTGTGACATGGCACAACGCCACAAGAGTAGACGCTTTGTCTTTGACACCATGGGAAAATACTCTGGTGGTTGATGCTGATTACATAGTCAACAGTGTAAGCTTAAAGCATATATTCACACTGCCGCAAGACTTTTTGTGTTATAAAAATGCCTATGATATATGTGGCAAAAACGATTTCGCAGGCATGAACAATTTTGGAAGACATAAATTTCCCATGCACTGGGCAACAGTGATGTGGTTCAAAAAAAGTCAAGTATCAGAGTATATTTTTGATTGTATGCAAATGGTACGCAGTAACTATTCTCATTATCGCAACATCTATGGATTCAGTGAAACTAACTACCGCAATGATTACGCACTGTCAATAGCGTTGAGTTTGATCAACGGTCACACACAAAAGATAGATTATATCTTGGGAAGCATGCCAACAGTGTTGCCAGAAGATTCAATAACCTTGGATGGCAGCGAATACAAAGTTGACTACACGGTTGATGGCAAACCAAAATATATCAAATTTTCCAATATAGACGTACACATCATGGGAAAAAGTTATCTGGAAAAAATAATTGAAAACGATATCCGCTGAGCGAGGTTACATAATTCCAGCTATCGGGCAACAGTATGTAGACTGTGCTGAATACCTACGTAAAAGTATTCTAAAATGGAACACAAGAGCCAATGTTGTTGTACTCACCAAAGACATGTTGCCTTTTGGCGATCAAGGAGGTTTTGCCAACGACTGGCAAGTGTTTTATGCCAGCCCATTTAAACAAACAATCAAGTTAGAGGCAGACATGTTTGCCGCTAGCTCTATTGACCACTATTGGAATATATTCCAACACAAAGATGTAGTTGTCAGTGTTGGGGCGAGAGATTTCTATGATAAACCTGTGACTGCAAGACATTACAGGAGATTTATTGATCAAAATAGTTTGCCAGATGTTTATAATGCAATCACTTATTGGCGGTTATCAGAAACTGCAAAAACTTTCTTTGACACAGTGAAAGCTATTTTTCAAAACTGGTCTGAATTCAAAAAGTTGGTAAAGTACGCCGAAGACTCACCTAGCACTGATTTTGTTTATGCAATGGCTGCACAAATACTAGGGCCAGAGCGTGTAACACTGCCGCCTGGTATTGGACCAACCATAGTGCATATGAAGCGTTATTGTGTACCAATTGAAACCGAGGATTGGACACGTGAATTGATATGGGAACACACTGATCCTGGACTTCGTATACACACCATGGCACAATGGGGACTGGTGCATTATCATATCAAGGAGTGGGTCAATGAATGCAGATGAGTTTTGGAAAATTCTACACAGCATGCCCGAACCCGGACCGGTGTTCTGGCGTCTATATTATCATGATGATGGAAGCTTAATATGCTACAGCATGGAAGATCTTCCACATAACTACATAGAAATTGATGCAGAATTATATCATCGAGGACCTTTAAACGTAAGAGTTGTAGACGGAGGCATTAGATATATTCATCAAGGATCGTCCCGAAAACTCATTCCAGGCGTTACCGGAACATCATGCGATCCCAGAGATGTTAGTGTGGTTGTAAACAAAGAACCAAATATAAAATGGGCAATGAAAAATTATGAGCGATATAGTTGATATAGCAGATTTAGATTGTATATTTTTGACCTATGATGAACCTAATGCTGAGGAAAATTGGGTCCGTGTTCGGAACATGGTGCCCTGGGCACGACGAGTGGATGGTGTTACAGGGTCTGACGCTGCTCACAAAGCAGCAGCGATGGCGTCAACCACTGACCGTTTTGTGCTTATTGATGGTGATAACATTCCTGACGCTGAGTTTTTTAACCAACAGCTTGTTTTAGATAACACTAATCGCGATTGCGTATTTCGCTGGCGGGCCCGTAATAACATTAATGGATTGATGTATGGCAACGGTGGTATAAGTTGTTGGACTAAAGAATTTGCTTTAAACATGCGAACGCATGAAGCCAGTGATGGGTCAGACGAAACTGCGGTGGAATTTTGTTTTCATCCACGCTATTGGGCCATGCATGATTGTTACTCAACAACTTATATCAACGCCACTGACTTTCAGGCCTGGCGTGCAGGCTTCCGTGAGGGTGTTAAAATGTGTTTGGATCGCGGCCGACGCCCAAGTCTTTCTGAATTCAAAACTCGAATGGCACAGCGTAACCTGGACAATTTGACAATTTGGCACAATATAGGACAAGACATAGAAAATGGTGCGTGGGCCATAGCCGGGTCAAGACAAGGCACCTATATGACTATGTTGACAAATTGGGAGTATCAAAAAGTACAAGATTTCAATGAACTATCAAATCTTTGGAAGACGGTAAAAAACAGTTATCCTGACTTGGTTGCAAACACGGTCGCGGGGGATTTGCAAACGCAGTTGGGATTACCAATAGCTAATTTCCAAGCTGACGAAAGCAAGTTTTTCAAGCATCATATTTTTAAAAATTGGAAAAATGTTGGTATAATGACACGAGAAGGTCATGACTAAAAAAATCACCGTTATAAACAGCGATAGCAAAATTTGGAATCTAGATGAAGTGGTTTGGCAACTAGCTTCATCCACCGAAGAACTTTGTGTTGATTTAAACTTTGAAGGTCCTTGTATCAAGAGTTTAGGATTATACGATTTGTTGAGAAAATCAAACGCCCAAGGTATTACTTTAAAAACTGCAAATGCCTTGGAATTTAATTGGCCCAACATTGACTATTCCCCGCCAATTCAGTTTGTAACTGACGTTACTGCACACACTACCAATTTGGCAAAAAATAAAAATTTAAAAAAGTTTGGAATGTTTATAGGTCGCAGTAATATACCAAGATTATTAATTGCGTCTCAAGTGTATAAACTTGACTCAATATTTACTTTTCATTATTCTCCTAAAATTGATTTTCATCGCGATAATTTAGGATTAGAACAACTATTAGAACGCTATGGTAAACAGTATTTTTACGATGCTTGTAACTTAGTAATGGCTTCACCAATTGAATTGGATTCGAGTATATCGTATCCTATAGCAAGAGGTCAACATCTAAACTCACTGTTATTGGACCAATACAATGATTTTTTTGTTGAGATAGCATGTGAATCATACTTCACCGGCAAAACTTTTTTTCCAACAGAAAAAACCTGGAGAGCAATTACTATGCGTACTCCATTTATAATACAAGGGCCGCAAAATTATCTTAAAAATTTAAAATTATTAGGTTTTAAAACTTTTGATCGTTGGTGGGACGAAGGCTACAGTGAAGACCCAGCAGATTATCAACCTTTAGAAATTTTAAAAGTCATCGAATATTTGAATACAAAAACACTTGATGAAATTTACAACATGTACCTGGAAATGCATGATATTTTAGAACACAATTATCAAACTTTACAATCATTAAAGACAGAAGATTTTTTTAAGGTAAGACATGGGCAGTGATTTTATGTCAGCTGCTGAACGTATGCGTGACCAACTTGGGCCATCTCGCTGCTATGCCAAGTGGAAGCAAGTGAGTTTGCACCTGACCACGGGCATGACAAATAGCTGTTATCATCCCCCATTGCACAACATTGATGTTTCATTGTTGGCCGACAATCCCAGTGCATTACATAACACTCCGCATAAGAAAGATCAGCGTAAAATCATGCTGCGTAACCAACGTCCCGCAGAATGTCAGTACTGTTGGAACATGGAGGACCTTGGCGAACTCAGTGATCGTCACTATCGTTCGGGTGAACCGTGGGCTGCTATAGATCTTGATGAATTAACCGGGGATGAGGATGTTATTCCAAGTTATGTCGAAGTAAACTTTAGTAATGTTTGTCAATTGGCCTGCAGCTATTGTAGTCCTCAGTTTAGTTCAGCGTGGATGGATGATATAGAAAGAAATGGTGCATTTCCTACTTCTGTGCCACACAACGATCTAAGTCATTTTCAAGGACGTAGACGGCCTATCCCTGTGCGTGAACACAATCCTTATCTCACTGCATTTTGGCAGTGGTGGCCTCAACTTTATCCAAAACTTAGACATTTTAGAATGACCGGCGGTGAGCCAATACTTGATAAAAACACTTACCGTGTGTTTGATTATATTCTGTCGGCCCCACATCCGGAACTGCACATTGATGTCACTAGTAATTTCAGTGTGCCAGAAAGCATTTTTGATCGTTATTTGAATTATGTGCAAAAACTATGTAATTCTAAAATTGAACACTTTATGCAGTATGTCAGTATTGATACTGGTAATTGGCACCAAGCAGGTTATATCAGACGAGGACTTGATGTAAAACAGCTTTTAAAAAATGTAGATCGCTATTTAGAAGAAGTTCTATCTAGAAATAGTCTTACGTTTATCATTACTTTGAACAATCTAAGTGTGCCAGGATTAGATCAATTACTTGACTATATTCTTGAATTAAGAGCACGACACAGTAGGACTTATCAGCGAGTATGGTTTGATACGCCAGTGCTTCGTACTCCACGTTGGCAAAGTTTACAAATATTACCTGCAAGTTATCAACGAAGAATGCAACAGCATGTAGAGTTCATGCGCGACAATCTCATGCCCGAGGACAGTTTTGTTGGTTTCAAAGATTATGAAATACAGCGTATGGAACGTGCTTTGGCTTGGATGCGGGAACCACAAGATCAGCAAGAAAAAATCAAATCACAAAGCGACTTTTACAAATTTTTTTCTGAATATGATAGGCGCATGAGCACTAGATTTGTTGACTTTTTTCCTGAAATGTCTAGTTTTTGGATGGAATGTGAGAATCATGCTAGGCAATCGTAAATTAATCTGTGATACTTTTTGCGAAGTTTATGATCTGCTCAAGCCCTGGATTGATCATGATTTTTTTAACTTCAGAGAGCACACAATTATACCAGGAGCAATTTATATGATTGGCCGTGCTCAAGTCAATCTCAATGTTGATAAAATCAAAAACATTGCAGAAAATAATCTAGCCACAATTATTATAAGCAATCCTGCTGAAGGCAGTGAAACTCTAAAGCATCATATGCAGCGTATAGGCCTGATGGATCTTTGCGTGTCTGGTCGTATTCTTCTACTAGGCGGGGGAGACATGGAACCAGAGTTCAAATTTTTATGTTTTGATAGTTTCTTACCAAAAATTTTTGACTATGAAGAAAATGTACAGGCAAGCTCACAGATAACTGAAATTTTTACCAAGCAAAACAAACCTTATAAGTTTTTGTTTCTAAATGGTAGAGCCAGACCCAATCGTAAATATTTGTTGCATTATTTTCAACACATAGGTTTGCTTGATCAAACCATTTGGACAAATTTAGATACGTTTACAGGCACCACCAGCGAAATACATTGTTACATCAACAATGAAGATCTAATGTTACACAACATGCCGATAAAACTTCTTGACGAAAAATATGAAGTAGATCGATACCGAAGTAATTTACAAAAACAGTATGGCACCGGCTGGGCCAAAAACGATCTTTTTGAATATCAAGGCGGCATGGAGTGGGGCGACGTATATATCAACCCTGCACCTTATATTGACAGTTATTTCAGTGTGGTAACCGAAACCATATTCACATATCCATATAGTTTTAGAACAGAAAAGTTATGGAAACCCATAGCAATGGGTCATCCTTTTGTTGTGGTATCTAATCAAGGATATTATCGTGACTTACACAATCTTGGTTTTAAGACATTTGGTCATTTAATTGATGAAAATTTTGATACAATTCAACATAACTTAACTAGATTAAAGCGTATGAGAGATGTTATAGTTGACTTATGCAACAGCGATTTACCATCATTTCTAAGTGCTGCACGTGATGTTTGTGAATACAATCAAACGCATTTATGGGAAATGAGAGACAAAGTTAGAAATGAATTTCCACATCGCTATCGTGAGTTTTTGATTGAACAAGGTGTTATCAATGAATGATTTAGAATTCAAACACAGTGTTCTTGACAAAGTGTCACAAAGTTTTTGTGCAGCCAAGTGGTACAATGCTACTATTTGGCTAGGCAGCGGGCAGACCACTAGTTGTCATCATCCGCCTGCACACGCTATAGGTCCAGAATTTATTGATAATCCCAAAGCAATTCACAACACAGCGCAAAAGAAAAAAGACAGAGCCATGATGTTGGCTGGACAGAGACCCAGTGGTTGTGAATATTGTTGGAAGATCGAAGACATGGGACGCGATGCTGTAAGCGACCGTGTGTACAAATCAAAAATTTATTCCTTAAAGGCATTAGATGAAGCCAGTGGTTTACCCCCGGATCAAGACATCAATCTACAGACTTTGGAAATTGCCTTTGACCGCACTTGTCAGTTTGCTTGCAGTTATTGTAATCCTGCATTTAGTTCAACTTGGGTCAAAGATATACGCAATCACGGACCTTACACTAGTTTGGTCAGCGACGGTCGCAACCACTTTACACACACTCATGATTCTGCACAACAATATGATTATGGACAAAACAACCCATATGTTGATGCTTTTTTTAAATGGTGGGAAAGCGATTTACATGATACACTTCAAGAATTACGTATCACCGGCGGCGAACCTCTTATGTCCGGGCACACCTGGCGGCTCATTGAATGGTTTCAAAACAATCAAGGCCGTAGTAAAACACGTTTGGCAATCAACAGTAATCTTGGAATGCCTGCAGAAAAGATACAAAAATTACTAGATGCTTGTCAAGGTATTGAATTAGACATCTACACCAGTAATGAAAGTTTACAAGCACAAGCTGAATATATACGTGATGGATTGAATTGGCAGCAGTGGAGCACAAACATGGACATGTTGATCAAAAGTGGTCAGATTCGAGCACTGCATGTAATGAACACTATCAACGCTCTTTGTTTAGAAAGTCTTCCTGAGTTTTTAACCAAGCTACTGGAGTGGAAATCTCAATTTGGCCCAAACTTTCCTAATTTTACTTTGAATATTTTGAGGTTCCCTAGTTTTCAATCTCCATTGGTTTTACCAGACACATTAAGGATGCAACATCGCGACAGATTGCGGCACTGGTTAGACACTTGGTACAATCATTCAATGTTGCATCAACACGAACGTGATCATGTGCAACGTTTGATTGATTACTTAGATGTGGTAAAAACTCCGCACAGTGAGGCGTTTAATTTACATAGTCTAAGGAATGATTTTAAACAGTTTTATAAACAATACGATAATCGTAGAGGAAAAAGTCTAGTTGACACCTTTCCAACGATTGGGCAATGGTACGAATCATTATGACTTACAAATACGATTCCACTGATTTAGTTAAACCAGCTAATTTAACTGAGCAGGAAAGTAATTTACTAAAGCAGAGCAAAACTTTCTGCATATATCCTTGGATACATCTACATGCATACCCCACTGGTGAAGCTTATCCATGCTGCCATGCTGAAATGGCAGTTGGTCCTGTGGGCAGTTGTAAACAAAACACACTGCAAGAAATTGCAAACAGTGATAGAATGAAACAGCTTAGAATAGATATGTTGACCGAAAACGAGAATGAATATTGTCAACGATGCTATGAGCAAGAAGCAGCAGGGTTTTTCAGCGGCAGACGCAGTGCTAATAAACATCATGGACATAAAATAAAACAAATATACAAAACTGATCTAACCGGCGCTGTTGAAAATTTTGAGATGTCTTATTGGGATGTACGATTTAGTAATCTGTGCAATCTACGATGTAGAAGTTGCGGTCATATATTTTCCAGTCAATGGTATCAAGATCAAGCAAAGCTGGCTGGTGAAGATTGGGCTAAAACACACAAGGTTTTAAACATTGCCGGGCGACATGAAACTGACATGTGGGAACAGTTGGAACCGCATCTTGAGTATGTTGAGCAAATTTACTTTGCTGGTGGTGAGCCTTTGCTTATGGAAGAGCACTACAACATTCTTGAAGAACTAGTCAAGAGAAAAAAGTTTGATGTAAGACTGATCTATAACACAAATTTTACACATACACAGTTAAAAGATCGCAGTGTGTTTGACTATTGGAAATTGTTTGACAGTGTGAGTGTAGGTGCAAGTCTGGATGGGGCAGGTAACTATGCAGAGTATATACGCAAAGGTTGTAACTGGAAACAAATTGAGCAGAATCGCGTGGATATGCTGCGTATATGCCCACAAGTGGACTTTTATGTTTCAGCCACTTTGAGCATAATGAATGCCTTGCACTTACCAGATTTTCACAAACACTGGGTGGACAGTGGCTTCATAAAGCATCAGGATTTTAATATCAATATCTTACAAGATCCAGATCATTACAGAATAGACATCGCCGGTTCGGGTTATAAGCAAGAAATCAAACAAAAATTTGAACAACATATAACATGGCTAGAGCCACACGATAAACTGCGCCGCGCAGTCACTGGTTATCAAAGTGCAATTAATTTTTTGTATTCGCAACACAGCCAACAATTACAAGAGAAATTTTGGAGCAAAACGTCGCAATTAGATCAAATACGCAATGAAAACATTTTGGATGTAATTCCAGAACTAGCGAGATTAAACAATGAAACTTCCTAACGAAAAGTTTTGTATACTGCCTTGGTTAAGCATTGAAACCAGTCCCATTGGCACAGTACGCCCTTGTTGTTTAGCCAAAGATGAGATAACCGATGACTCAGACACCAAATTCCAACTTAAAACCGCGAGTTTCAATCAAATACGAAACAGCAGTTACATGCAAAAACTCCGAAGCCAATTCATTGCAGGTGAACTTCCGGCCACATGTGAGCGTTGTTGGGCAGTTGAAAACAGCGGAGGAACCAGCAAACGACAACACACAATCAACAGATTAAAACACATAGTTGACGATCAAGAATGGGGGCAAGATGCTAAAGAATTATTGTTTTTAGATTTGAAGCTTGGAAACATCTGCAACTTAAAATGTAGAATATGTGGTCCTTGGAGTTCCAGTAGCTACGCAGCAGAAGAAGTAGGCGAAATCATGACTATTGATCGTAAACAGACCTACGCATATCAAATGTTACGTGAAGGACGTTGGCCCAGAGAAAGTACGCAGTTTTGGCAAGAGTTAGATCTCATAGCTGATCAAATACGTTATCTTGAGTTCACCGGTGGCGAACCTTTTATGATTGCAGAACACTTTGATTTTTTGCAAACTCTTGTGGATAGAGGGTTAGCTGCAAATATTGAAATACACTACAATACCAATGGTACACATTATCCTGAACGTGGTATTGAACTTTGGCCACATTTCAAATTAGTTGAAATAGCATTTAGTATTGATGATCTTGGCAAACGATTTGAATATCAGCGCACAGGGGCAAAATGGTTAGAAGTGCATGATAACCTATATAAGTTTAGACATCTACGCCAGCAAAGTAAAAATATTCAAATACAGTTGTGCTGTACAATCAGTGTTTGGAATGTGATTTACTTTCCTGAGATAGCTGCATGGGCAACATTGTTTCCATGGGATTTTGTTTACTGGAACTACTTACATGACAGTCCGGTATGGTGCATTGCCAATATCGCTAAATCCACCAAAGAAAACATTGCAAACTATTTGCGTGGTAAAATGATAGTGGATCAACACGCCGAAGATTTAGAAAAAATTATAGCATTTATGTTTAGTAAACAGGGTTGGATTGGCACAGGCGGTGGCGGCACACTGACTTATGAAATCAGCAAATTAGATAAACTTAGGCAACAGAGATTACAGGACGTTGCCCCAGAGCTGGCTGAAATAATAGGTTACCAAGGTCCTTATGAATATGCAGAAACCTGATACACTGTGTCTTGCTCCTTGGGTACACACGTACCTGAGTCCTCAGACTGAGCGCAGAATGTGCTGTGCCAGTCGCGAACCAGCACAAAACTTCAAACAATACATAGACACAGATTCAGGCACAGGAAAGTATATTCCAATCACACTTGAACAACATTGGAACAGCGATCATATGCGAGGTGTAAGGCGTCGTATGTTGGCCGGGGAAACCTTACCAGAGTGCGAAGTATGTAATGATAAACTGTTGAATACCAGTGTGTATAGAGATTATTTTACACATTTGTTTGGACATAAAATCAATGAAATTTATGCTACCACTGACCACAGTGGTAGAACTACCATGGTTCCTGTGTCGTGGGACTATCGTTTCTCCAACCTGTGCAACTTTAAATGCAGAACTTGTGGGGATATGCTGAGTTCGTCATGGGAAGCTGAACAAAAAGCACAGGGGATGATTGACTGGACAAATCCAAAAAATAATTGGATGCGGAAGGACATACGTGAACACATCACTCAGTTTCAAGATACACAAATTGAAGCTGAGTTTGCTGCCGCTGTTGAGCAACATCGTGTTGAAGAGGTTTATTGGGTAGGCGGTGAGCCATTGATGTACGAACAACACTGGCACTACATGCCGCGTATTATTGAATTAGGTGATGGAGACAAAATTTATGTCAGGTATAATACTAATCTTAGTAGGGTTGATCATCGTGGAATCAATCTTTTCCGCGATATACTTGCGAAATGCCGTGATTGGCAAATCTGTGCCAGTCTCGATGGAGTTGGTGAAATCGGTGAATACATCCGTACAGGTCTTGATTACTCAAGATGGTTACAAAATTTTAGGCAAGGAATAGAGCACAGGACTCATGCAAGACAAATGCGTATTGATTTTACCTTGACGCTACCGGGCATGGATCAAATATTGCTGGTGGAAAATCTTGCAGAAGAACTAGGGGTAGAAATTTTAACCAAAGTGGTGTTTAGTTTTAGCCCCGAAATAGTCATGAGCCCGCTGTGTTTACCAAGAAAAATTTTAACCAATTGGGTGCAAGACATTTTATCCAAAGCCAAAACTCGCACAGTCAAAGACATGTTGACGCAGTTGTTGACTAGACCCACATTTGAAGAACAATGGCCAGAATCTTACCAACAAGGTCTACAGCAAGGTAAACAACGAATTCTTAAACTGGAACAAATTAGATCGCATTCAACGTCAATGGATAGTATACTGTCAACAAGAAGTGATGTTTACCAATGGTGGAATCAAATTGCTTGATAGAATTGAAATCTCGTTACGCAGCAAAGATCGCAATGTTCATCAAATCTATGTTGATGTGCATGATAATTCTTTGAGCAAAAAATGGTTGCAGGCACTCAACAGTGCGCTGAATTCAAACTGTCATTTAGAAAAAAATTATTGTTGGCTTGGTTTTGTAGAAGGAGAGAGAAATCTAGAGTTCTTATGCAAACAAGTCAATGCTAGTATAGATGCTATCAACGCAGGATCTATTGGTTACAAAATCAACGATGAGTTCAATGTTGGCAACGTTTTACATACTAACTTAGAATTAAATCATAATCACTTAAATCACTTACATAGATATTTTGAAGATTTGCAAGGGTCAAGTCATAACTTGAGCATTTATTACAAAAACGCAGATCCAACTACACGTTGGCATATTAGACAGTTGAATCTCTTGTGCCATGAAATTGAAAGCATGGCTTTGAGTGTAAAACAGTCTGTGAATGCGCCAGAATGGCGTAGACCAAGTCAACTCATGTGCTGGTTAAAGTCACAAAGATTTACGTTAGATGAAAGCGATTACGAATTTTTTGGAATAGAAACCATAGCACGTGATCTTGGCGGTGTTTATCTTGGGGTAAACAAAGCAGTGGGCAAACATCATTGGGAGGTATTTTTGGATGAAGGCCGTGACAGCAGAGTTGAGGAATTGGTCACGCAGGCTCTTAGTTCGCAGACTGAAGCAGCTGGCGATTTTGACATTGAATGGGCAAACAATCCTGGTGCCTACAGTTTTATGCAGAAACGACTTGCAGAATTCCGGCAATGGTTACAACAAAACAATTTTGACCCGGAAGATAAAAGTCTTACTATTGGGCATCCAAAAGTGGCACAGGTTGATCTACATGCTAGTTTTGGAACAACGGATTATCTTAAGATATGGCAAACTCTCGCAAGGCACATGGATGTATATTGTATAAAAACCAGTGAAGCCAAAGCCATATACGAATATCGCTGGGATGACCCAGATTACATAGATTTACAGATCAAGGAACTGATATGAAATGGATAAAAAATATTTGGTCAAGAATACGTTTAGAAATTCGGTATAGAAAAAAGCTTAGAGAACTTCGTAAACGAGATCCCTTTATTTACAAATGAACATACTAGGTATCAGTGCTGGATTTCACGATGCCGCTGCCGCGGTAATTGATCCTCATGGTGAAATTTTATTTGCAGCTCACAGCGAAAGATACAGCAAGATCAAAAATGATCAAACATTGCACACAGAGCTATTGAATGCTGTAAATGAGTTTGCACCTATATCACATGTTGCTTACTATGAAAAACCCTGGAAGAAGCAGCTACGCAGATGGTTCAGCGGCGAAGGCTTTGATTGGAACCAAACTTTAACAGCAAAAGTCGTAACGCAACATCTCGGAAACTTGCCGCTTTTCACGGATGTCAGCAGTTATGATCATCATCTAAGTCATGCCGCAGCAGGTTTTCAAACCAGTCCTTTCACAGACGCCACAGTGGTAGTTATAGATGCAATAGGCGAACTTGAAACTATTTCAATTTATTCTGCAGAGTATGATAAGCAAGGCAATGCCAAGTATCGCAAACTATGGCAACAACAGTACCCACACAGCATTGGTCTTTTTTATTCCGCAATGACTCAACGTGTGGGTTTGAAACCCATGGATGAAGAATACATTCTAATGGGCATGAGTGCCTACGGCAAGAAAAATCATTCAGAGTTTTTAAAAAGTTTGTTAATACAAGATCTAAATGCTTGTACGTTCAAGCAAAATTTACACACAGGTGTTGATGAAGATTTGTTGCAGGGTGTAAACAAAAATGACATTGCACTGTCGTCGCAAAAGCTGTGTGAAGAACTAGTTTATAGCGTAATGCATCGTGCAAGAAAATTCCGTTGGAGTAATAATCTAGTGTACATGGGCGGAGTTGCCTTGAACTGTCTTGCAAATAGAAATCTTGGAAAAATCTTTGATAATATCTGGATCATGCCTAATCCAGGCGACGCAGGCAGCAGCCTAGGTGCTGCGGCACTGGCTTATGGTAAACGTCTTAATTGGCAGCATCCATTTCTTGGGCATAACATAGAAGGCAGTTATCCTATTGGTGCAATTGTCAACGGTTTGTTGCGGGATCGCATAGTGGGAGTTGCAAGTGGCCGTGCAGAGTTTGGACCTAGGGCACTGGGCAATCGAAGTTTACTGGCAGATCCGCGAGGAGCAGATATCAAAGACAAAGTCAACGTAATTAAAAAACGACAAAAGTTTAGACCTTTTGCACCAGTAATTCTAGAAGAAGTCGCCAATCAGTATTTTGACTTTCCAGTGGGATGGACTCAAAGTCCGTATATGCAAACTGTGGCAAGATGTAAACGCCCTGACTTGTTTCCTGCTATTTGTCACGTTGATGGTACCAGTAGAGTACAAACTGTGCCCGCTGATAGATCAGGGATTAGAAAACTGCTTGAAACTTGGTATCAAATCACAGAATGTCCAATGTTGTTAAACACCAGTTTAAACATCAGAGGTGAACCAATGGTCAATGATAGACAAGATGCAAATAGATTTGAAAAATTGTACAAGGTAAAAGTATATTCATGAAATCCAAAAAGAATCCTTGGAAAAAAATCTTGGCAAACGCACAGGGTGCTCAAAACGGGTGGAACAAAAAACATCAACGGTTAGGAGTCAATCGTCCTGTTAAAACGTTTTCTTGTACTCCAGAAGACATTGAACGTATATATAATGAGCAGGGCGGAGTCAGCCGCTGGTTAAAAATTCCTATTGACCCAATGGATGTTTTTAGAAAACATTATCCGTTGGCACCAAGCCTGGATAGACTAGATAACAACAAAGATTATACGCCAGATAATATCTGTGTCAGTACAAGATTTGAAAACTATGGATTTAACAAAGCCACAGATGAAATCAAAACAGAATGTATTACAAAGCTAGTAGGATATATGTCTAATGGAAATTAAAGCAATTGATGACACCAACACACTGTTTTCATTACATAATCTAGTAGATCAAGATTTAGTTGACCAACTGCAAGACATAGATTGGGCCAGTGTGCCTACGTTGCCTTTTATGTCAGCTCAGCATAGAAAAGTTGTTGTACTTGAAGCTGTGCCCTTGTTGCAAAAAGTTGATACTCAAATGAGGCAAAAAAGCAAGGTAATTGCACACAAGCTAGGTTTGGAATTTGATTTTTATTACAACGATTTTTGGATTGACTTTCCTGGATGGTCAGTGCCCTTGCATGTTGACAGTCAAGTTTTTTGTTCATGGCAATCATACTGGTTTGGCCCTGAAAACACAGGCACCACATTTTATACTGATCGTCTTGGTACTGAAGTCAAGTACCAAGCAAGTTTTTCTCCAAACACCGGATACTTTATGTTAAACATGCCAGTTGACGGTGCACAACCGTTGAATTGGCATGATATGAAACATACCATCCCAGAAGGACAACTAAGATTAACAAGTTACACTCGACTAGGCCCTTATCATGCAAGAACATATAACCACCACTGAAACTAGATATCATAAAGATTTTGCGTATTACGTAAACGACAGTATAATAGGACGTAGTCTAGAACTGTATGGCGAGTACGGCCAAAGCGAACTAGACTTTTTTCTATGGCTTGCCAATCCTGAACATGTCATTTATGATATTGGAGCAAACATAGGCACATACACTGTGGCTTTTGCCAGCAGTGGCGCACAGGTGTTTGCATTTGAACCAAATCCTAAAAACTATGCACTGCTTGATACAAACACCAAAGATTTAAACAACGTAAAAGTCTATCATGTTGCTGTGGGTAGCAAAACACAAAAAGTTTTTTGCAATGATTTTGATTTAGATGTTCGCAGTAATTACGGAGCTATGAATATCAATGAATCAAGCGGCACAGCAGTTGATATGATAAGTTTAGATAATCTAGCCATTCCTGCTCCTACAATGATAAAAATTGATGTAGAAGGCAGCGAACTTGATGTTTTGTTAGGTATGCAAAACAAGATAAAAGAAAACATGCCAGTGATTGTATATGAAGCACATGAAACCAAACAATTTGCAGAAATATTTAATCTTTTAAAAAGTCTAGACTATAGATTGGTTTGGCTTCAGTGTATGAATTACAATCAAAAAAATTTCAAACAAAACACCAACAATGTCTTTGAAAACACAGCTTTGTTTAGCGTAGTGGCATGGCCTCCGCAAGCACCACAGGACATACTAACTGGTCATGAAGTTACAGGACCAGATGATACTTGGCAAAAGTTTTGCAAACCAGTTGATAATCACAAGTAAGTTTCTAATCCGCCACGCCGTCTGATATCCTGGGTGCAGCAGCTGATGCCACCATCCCAGAAGTAGCTGTGTCTAAGTTCACACACTATAGGATTAATCTTATGTTGTTCACAAAAATCAAACACAGTCTTGTTGTATGCTGAAAAAATCACATTCTGTTCATCCAGCACAAGGCAATTCACATCAAACACAGTTTCTGCAACATATCCTGTCCAGTGATTTAGATAAGTGTTGACGTATTCTGTGAATTCAGGTGTGGGTGTTTGTCCCTGTACATACCACGCTCCAGGCGATTCTTCGTATCTAAACTTGCCGACTTCCATTGCTGCCCAGATACTGCTATCCCAAATTTTGCAAACTTCCCATCCAGGAAAATCTTGATCAAAGTTTAAATTTACATCGTGTTTTGAGCTTAGAATCACTCCAGGTTTTAGTATAGCAAACACAGCATCACCGTGACCATCTGTCACAGCTTCGTGTATTCTATAATTGCTGTCAAGAAGATTATCAACAATCCAAGCCGTTTGTTCTGGTTTTAAAAAATCACTGTTGTCAAAAAATATATCTCTACCAACACGTACGATGCAACTAGCACTGGCTCCGTTTAGAACGCAGTTAGGGTCAAAGAATTTTCCATGCGGATTTACCACCGCGCCTGGTTGTTGCTTTTCATAGTTATTGGATATATCGTCTAGTTCTTGCATAGGCAATATTCTCAATAGCTTGTTGCCTAAAGTTATTTGCCAATCTCGTGGTGTTAACGGAGGTAACGGTACACCTTGATTAGACAACTGCATGTTCTCAAAAGATTTTTTATCTATTAGATTTGGTCTAACCACTGTGGCGCCATAGTCTTTGATTGTATTGGTAAGATTTTGTAAATCTTCTTCAGTTTCATGTAGTATTTGAGAAAGTTGATTGCGTACCTGTGCGTTGTCAATAAAATCAAAATAATCTGGTGGATAGGCTCTACCCACAATCACTTCTTCTAATGGTTGCCAACTGGTAAAACTGTTTATAACATTCATGACTGTAAACTCTTATAAAGTGCTTTTAATCTTTGAGTACCGCAGCTTGAAAAAACTTTTTGATTATGCTCAATATCTGATCTACACTGATCAAATATTTTTTGTAAGTTTTGGTTTTTAAGTTGTTTAATCAAGTCGTAAACTGCTGCCCATCTCAATGTGTTATTAGTTATACTATCATAACTTGAGTCTATGACATTTTCAAACGTGCGATATCCCATGTCACGTAACAGTTTTAAACTACCGGCGGGTGCAACAAGCACAAAAGGCTGTCCGTGTTTAATTGGTTTAAATGTTTTCTCAGTTAAAAATGTTCCTCCACTTTGATCTGCATCAAAGAAAGTTTCAAAAACCAAGTGGACGTAGCTTTGCTCAACATGTTCTCTTACCATAATGCTATGATTGTTATGTTGATTTGATGTAAGATTATCGCAAGTGTATGGTGCATGGTTGACAAAGTCAATTGTTTGCTGTCTAAGATTCAACAAATCAATTTCAATTGGATTGTCTTCAAATTTGTCATCACTATCAACATTGCCATAACTCCAAAATGAATTTGATAACAAGTTTGAACTTTGAAGATGAGTCATGGCTGTGGCTCTCCACCACTTGTGAATTCTATTGAGTGCAGTAAAGTCTTTGTTTCTAGTGCTGTTTAGAGGTTGTGCTGGTTGGTGTCTAAAATTAGCTTTATAATAAAACAACTCATGATCAACAAAATGCACAAAGTTGGGTAAATCTTTTATAGCACTGTTTCCTGTTACAAATTTATAATTTTTGGGTATTTGATGAACATGGCATTGGCTGTTTAAAGCTTGACATTGTAGATTTGGATTGTCTCCTTCGTGATAGTAAAAAAGTAGTTTTAATTTGTTTTCTCGCACCGCTTGTTTTACGCTGTCTGGAATCAACGAAATATAGTCAATTGAAAAATCAAACCATGCGAACGCGATAGGATAAAAGCTATCAGCAGGATAGTCATCATTGATATGATAGTCTGTGTAGGGAAATTTAAAAATACTAAAATAATAGTACAAACGCATAGGCACTGTTCTTGGATAAGAATTCCATAAAGATTCGTAGCCTTTGCTGATGTCTGTTGCCTGTGCTAGATTTGGGTAAGGCTTTCCATTGATATATTTGTCGTAAACAAAGTTGAATTTCATATACTTTCTAACATATTGTACAACTCTTGTTTGAGTACTTTTTCAAATCCACCGTTGTAAAAATGATCACGATTATGTTCTATAACTGGAATCATAGATTCAAACAATGCCTGTTTTTTGCTAGGACTTAACATTTCAATGCGCTTTAGTTCTTTGGCAATCATTTCAGTTCTCAAAAACAAATCTGTTTCAAGATCGTAACTTTCGTCTATAAATTTGTCAAAGGTTTGAAAGCCATAGCTACGGAGATATTTTAGACTGCCAGGTGGAGCTTGCAAAATAAAAGGTAGTCCTAGTGCAATTGGCTTAAAAGTTTTTTCAGTTAGATGTTGACGATCATCGAACACCACAGTCTCAGTAACTACATAGATTAAACTTTGATTACATTCTTTAAACAAGTCTAGCTTGTAACTGGTCATAGGGTGTCCGCTTTCTTGATCAAACTCAAACGGCAATGTTGTTCCAAAAGCCATTACATCAGATATATCAGAATATCTATTCCTGTAGAAATCTGCTAGTTCTTCTGCTGGTTCGTTATGAAACGGACATCGCGCAGGAAAGCTGATATGATTATGTTGCAATCCTTTTTTTACCAATAGATACATTAATAGTATTCTGTGGCGACGGTCACCACCTATTATTCTATTTGGGCAAACAAAAGTTTTAGTTATTTGTCGAAGATGTGTAGGAACTATCAATTGGCTATAATTATAGCCCCGGTACCAATCTAGTGCAGCCCATCCATGGAAAAAATAGTATCTAGATTCAAAGTTGAATTTTTTACAAACTTCTTCAACTGCTGCGCTTTGATATTCACTTGTGACCAGTATAGGCAATTTATCATCAGTGGTGTGGCCGCGCTTTTGTAGATCTTGTCTTACGAATTCATTGAAAGTTTGACTTTGTCTTTCCAAATTAATTGGCTCTTGGTCAAGAAAAAATATATAATTATGTTCACGAGCATATGACAAATCAAAATTTTGCAAACTCTCTAGATCAGTTCTACCAAACGGATAACAATAAAACATTCGTACGCCTGGACGGTGATTTTGCAGCCAAGGCCAAAACACGCCTTCGTATATTTCGTCAATTCTAATCATGTTTGATGTTTTTTATTTTACTCAGAAACCAAATTTGTTCCCGCACGAACAAAAAGTAGAAAGCATTGAGCAAGCAAAAAAAATTGCCAAGACTCGCTTCTTTTGGATTGTAAATTACTTATCGGACTATGATGACTTTGATTTTCTTTGGGAACCAGTGCCATGGGAAAGCAAGTTTAGACATGTATGGCCAAGCCAATGGCAAGAACACGGAGGCACAGAACTCATCCCTAAAGATTGGGACGGAGTTGATACCAAATACCATACTGAGCCAAAGATATCAAGACAAGGTTCGGTGCCAGCTTACATCATAGACTATGGTAACGGACAAGAAGTTAGGACACCAAACAACGTGTCTGTGATACGCACAGTAAGGTACGTGAACAGTTACCTAGACACTATTCGACGTATTGTTTTCAGTGCCAAAGAGGAACATATCTGGATTTTGTCTAGTTTGTGTAACTACGACATCTTTACATTTACATGGCATCCAAGCGAATGGCAGCAAGATCTTATTCACGTATTCGCTAGCAATGATCAAAAATTTGGAGATACTTTTTATTTGCATGTTCCAACCGCAAGAAAAGTTTTAGACGAAGTAACATTACTTGACTATGCAAATTTAAATTTTGTTGAAGGTATGCTGGTATTAAGGCACAGAATGCCAACCATAGAACACAATGCAGACACTCATGTACAAGTCTTAAAGTTACTTGATCCTCAACAGCCTTTTACACTGTTGCACACAGTTGATGATCCGCGGCAAGATGATTTTGCGGACTTGCCAACCATCAGTGTTTGGGACAAAACAAAAAAAACAGTGATGAGTTTGAATCAAGGTTCATCAGCTGTGATAGTTCCAAGAGAGATACAGTCATATGTTAAAAATGAAATCTATGAATATCCATACATTTCAAAAATAAATTTGTATAAACAAAAACCATTACCAATAATTTTTCTAAGCAACAATGAACAATGTGCTGATGAAAACTGGCAAGATTTGTGTGATAAGTTCTCAGCACACTACAAGTTGATTAGAGTACACGGAATCAAAGGCAGAGTACAAAGCCAACTGGCCGCAGCAAAAGCAGCAGACTCGCCTTGGTACTTTGTAGTACCTGCAAAAATCAAGATACACGATACTTTTAACTTTAAATGGCAACCTGATCGTTTACAGCAACCAAAGCACTATATTTTTGACACCTATAACCCAGTAACTGAACTAAGCTACGGTCATATGGGCATGGTATGTTACTGTCGAAGTCTTGTTGAGCAAACCAAAGGTGATGGATTGGATTTTACATTGGAAAGTGCTCATGAAGTAACAGGAATAGAAGCAGGCGTGGCCACACTAGATCATGATAGCACAGTGGCGTGGCGCACTGCGTTTAGAGAAGTTACCAAACTACAGCACTATTATAGTGTTACAAAAGACATAGACACAGAGTATCGTCTATCGCAATGGACCACAGTTGGAAATGCCGCAACCTTGTCTGGAGCCAAACATGCTCAAGAATTTTATCATAAAGTCAACGGCAATATAAAAGAACTTTTAAAAACCTATGAATGGTCCTGGATTGATGACCAATACTCTGATGTGCTGAGCCAATTATAATACGATTCAAACCCTTGTGCTACATCTACTTTAGGATCGTATCCTAGTTTTTTCCTTGCTTTGCTAATATCCAAGGCTCCTCTACTAGGGAAGTCAGCATCTTTGCCTCTTATTTCAACACTGCCTTTGCCAACTAAATCAATTATCATTTCAGCCGCTGTGAGCAAAGTCACTGAATGTGATTTTGTTATGTTGTAAGTATCGTTGGCTGCATGTTCAACCAAAGCCGCTGCCAGAATACCATCGGCTGCATCGTCAACATAGGTAAAGTCAAGAGTTTCTTGAGCGCCATTTACTTTGAGAGTTTGCCCACGCATGGCTGTGAGCATAAACTTGGCAATAACTCTATCTTCTACATCCAATGGTCCATACACAGCAGAGGGACGAATGATTACATACTCCATGCCAGTTTTTCTAGCATAGTCTTTTACAAGCCATTCGCCTGCTAATTTCAAGATACCATATTGTCCTTGAGGACAACAAGGCGAGTCCTCTGTAACTTGATCTTTGAAGTCTCCGTATACCATGCTTGAACTTATGTACACAAACTTATTAACTGCGTGACGTTTAGAACTTTCCAGCAAGTTTAACAGCCCTTCACTCATCACACGACTGCCAGCAGTTGGATTTATATTAACCACTTTTTGTCGTGGAAAACTGGCAAGATGAATCACAATGTCTGGTTTGTGTACTTGAAAGGTTTGTTCAATTAAAGCAGCGTTTGAAATATCATAATCGTACAACCAATCTAAACTAGGAATTTTTTTTGTACGCTCGGATATTAGGTAATTTATTTCACTTTGTGGAATGAGACCATAAGTGGTTCTATTATCAACAATTACAACACTATGTCCTTGTTGTTGAAGTTTGCTTACCACATTGTGACCAATAAGTCCTAGGCCACCAGTCACTAAAATTTTCATTTGTTTTCGTTGCCCCATTTTAGCTTCCAAAATATTTCGTTGTGTTCACTTAGTCTGGCCATGATTTTGTATTCGTATGCACTGTAGAGATGATTTAAACTACTGGTCCAATAAGGTTTTTCCTCTGCGTGTTCCATTATAAACTTGCCAGAGTCTGTTTGTTGCCATTCCCATAATGGAGTAGCAGCATATAAAACTGGATCTTCAACATCGCCTATTCTAAAAGTGTGTACGCATACATCGCGAAAACGCACTGGTC